GATGTTAAAGTTGATATATTAGACTGGAAGTTTACAAGCTTTAATACAGAATCTAATCTAGACATTCCTTGGTATAAACAAGATGAATGGAAAGAACAGATGGGAGAATATACAAAAATGGCATATAATTTAGGTGTAGAAAGAAATCAGTTAAGAAGAGCAAGAATGATTCCTTTTGTAACAAACTATAGATATGCTATTAAAGACAATAAAACTTCAGGACTTGTTGCAAGGTCTGTTGAGATTGGAAAACTAGATTCAACAAAAGAAACAAATGTTTATTTACTTCCTGTTCCTGTTGATTTTGAATCTACAGGAAATGAAACTGTTGATGCATTCATATCTAATCTTAGAAAGTTATATGAAAAAATGTATAAGTCTAGTAGTAAACCAGAAGAAAAGTTTTCTAAAAATTTAAAATTAGAACAACTTAGTTTAGCTATTAGAAACTTACATTTAAAATTAAACTTCTTTCCTATATATGATGTTGCTAAAACATTTTTAAATGATATGGAACTAACCATTCAAGAATTTGATGGTATAGATTATAACACTCTATCTAAAGATGAACTAAATACAAAACTTAAAAAGCTAATAGAATATCAAAAAAGTGCTGAAAAGTTTACACAATTAAGTGATGTATATATTTCACAGGTTCCTAGAGAGAACATGTCAGTTGATGAATTAAAATTATTAAATAACTTTGATAGACTATCAGCTGGAATAAAAAGAAAATTAAAAGAAATATTATCTCTTCAACAAGAATATGTTTTTACAAAAGGATTAAAAGAAGGAATAGTTGAAGAAGATAATGCAGAAGATATATTGAAAGCTGAGAAGTTGGTTTCTAGTTTAGATAAAAACTTCTTAGAGAGTTCAAAACTTTCTCCATTAATTATTCAATTGGCAGCAAAAGTTTATTTAAAAGCTAAAAATTTAATCAATGTTAATTTTAGTAAAGTTGCAAACAACTATTCAAAAATATTAATTCCTCTAGAACAAGAAGCAAAGTTAAAAGGCAAAACAGCTTTTGAAATGATTGGTTCTCTTACAGATACAGGTCCTAGATTAATTAAGAAATTAGATTCTGAGTTTTTACAAGCAATCAAAACTGCTAAAGAAAAAGGAAACAGACAATTTTTATTAGATAATTTAGATCTTGAAGAATATAAAGCTTTAACAGATCCTTTAATTGAAAGAACTCTTGATGATTTAGATAGAACACAGTTCTCTTCAGATGAACAAGAAGATGATAAATTAAGAGAGAAAAGAAAAAAACAATTCAAAAGCTCTATAGATATTACATCAAAGGAATTTGAAGGGTTTGAGAATTATACTTTTCAATATTATTATAGACAAGCAATGATTGAAGAAGGACATCTATCTAAAGAGTTTTTAGAAATGTCTAAAAGCGAAAATGCTTTAAAGGTTTGGAACTTCTTTACAGAACTAAACGATAAAGCTAGAAAGATGGGATATCTAGACAAACAAGGATTGTCTTTCTTTCCATTAGTAGAAGCAACCACTCTTCAAAAGATGTCACAATCAGGAGATATATTAAAAGAAACTAAAGATTTCTTTAAAGACATGTATAGTATAAACCCTAATGAAGAACAACTATATGCAAAAGTTGATGAAGAGACAGGGGAATTAAAAAGAGTTATTCCTAAATACTTTACAAGAACTAATAAAGATGCAGCACAGCTATCTACAGACCTTAATAAAGTGGGGCTCATATGGATTAAATCTTTAATGGAATATGAATCTACAAAAGATCTTGAATTTCCATTATTAGTAATGCATTCAGTTGAAGAAGCTAAAGGTTCATTGATTACAGACAATAAAGGAGAAGTTATATTTGAAGGAAGAACTCCTAAAGAACGTGCAGAAAATGAAAATGCAAATCTTTTACAATCAATATTAGATGATTATTTATATGGAATAACAGAGAATTTAAATTCAATGGGTAACATATTAATGACTTCAACTGTTTCTAAGTTATCAAAAAATAAAGATAAAGTAGAAGATAGAACTATATCTACAAAGAAATTATTAAAAACAGGTGATACATATATTAGAAACTTAGCACTTGGTTTAAAACCTTTAGTAGGTGCAGCCAACTGGTTTGGTACACAAATGCAAATGTACATTAGTTCATCAGGAATTTATCTTCCAGGAGAGTTTCAAAAAAATAATGGAAAAGTTACAATGCCTTTTGGTAAAGGACTTGATTTAATTGAAAAAGCTCTTCTTGATACAATTACTCCTCTTACAGGAGAAAGTGTTGTAGAGCTAAAACAAAGAATGATAGCAGAGAAAAAATCATATGCGAGTTACTTAGCAACATGGACTTTCTCTGATGTAATGATGTCTACAAACTCTTTTGGTGAAAAGAAGCTAGAGATGGCAAATGCTTTAACAATGATTGATAATTCTATTGTAATTAATGGAAAGATTATAAACATTAGACAGCACTTAAGAGCTTTGGATAGACAAGCTAGAAAAGGATTGTCATTTGAACAAAGAAAAGCATTAGAAGATTCATTTGAAGAAAGAGTTAAAGCTCTTAAAGAAGGAGACACTACATTAAAAAAATTATCAAAGATTGAAAATGATGAACTAGTTATAGATGGAGTTAGTGATGAAGAGCTTGCTAATTTTAGAATGACCATTGTTGACTTTGCAAGAAACATTACAGGACAAATGAGTAATGATGACAAAATGGGATATAGAAGAGACACTATATTTAATTCATTCATGATGTTTAAAGGATGGATTCCTAAACTTCTTTCTGTTAGATATAAAACTATTACAAAAAACACTGTAACAAATGAATGGGAGTATGGTAGATATAGAGCTTTCTTTTCAACGTTAAGTGAAATTGGATTTAAGAACATGTCAGATCTTAGAGATATTACACTTGGAACAGACAAAGGACTTGCTATACTAAATGAAATGTTAGAAGCAAAGAAACAACAATACTATCTACAGACAGGAAAAGAACTAATTATATCTGAAGAAGAGTTCCAAGATTTAATGAGATCTCAAATTACAAACATGTTTAAAGAACTTAAACTTATAGTTGGAATTCTTGGATTATTAATTGCTGCAAAAATTGCTGCTCCTGATGATGATGAAGACATTCTTACTAAAAATAGATATAAGTATTTTGCAAAATTAATAAACAAAGTATCTGATGAACTTTTATTTTATGTAAATCCAATATCTGCAGATGAAATGACAAGAGGATCTATTATTCCTTCTTTGGGAGTTTTTTCAAAATTTGGAAGTCTTCTTAACGCTTTAAGAAAAGAAATATATTACACAGCAATAGGGGATGACAAAGAAGCAGATAAAACATATCCAATGAAATATTTTATAAATTTATTTCCTGTAGGATCTCAAGCGTTGAATGAGGCATTGCCACTAGTTGATGCAGATGCAGCAAAAAGAATGGGTGTTAGAGTTTCTGCAGAAGCAAGAAGAAAATAATATAACTTTATGCTATATTATAGGCAAAACTTTTAATCTCTATAAGAAAAAAATAATAAAAATGATTAGATTTGTATCTTATAGTTTTAATAGATTAATAATAAATACAAGCACATAAAAATGAATTTTTTAATAGACAATTGGTTAGGCATAATGGGAATTCTTTCTGCTCCTGTAATGTGGTTCTTAGGTGGTAAAGCAGCTAAGGCACAAGAGTTAAAAAAAGGAGCTGTAGAGATTGATTCTGCAGAAATTGATTACGCTGTAAAAGTGAGAGAGCTTTATGAAAGTTTACTTGCACAAGCTAATTCAGATAAAGAAGTTCTTAAACTTGACAAAGAAGCAATTGTTGCTGAATTTAGAGAAGAGAAAGAATATTTTAGAACTAAAGTGGATGCACTTATAAAACAACTCAATGAACTTCAAGCACAGTTTAATACTATACAGCTGGCATACGCAAAGGAAGTTGAGCAGTCGCAAAACTGGGAAAAATTGCATAGAGAACTTTTAGAGAAGTATAATAGCTTAAAAGGACTTTATGACAAACTCAAAGAAGATTTTGATAAACATAAAAAAGCTGCAAAGCAATGACACTAAACGAAGAAGGTTATTCAATCATCGCTAATTTTGAAGGGTTAAGACTAACGCCATACCTCTGCAGTGCTGGTGTGCCTACAATTGGCTATGGATCAACCTTTTATCCTAGTGGTGCAAAGGTTACCATGAGAGATAAAGCTATTACAAAAGAAACTGCTCTATGGATGCTAAAGCAAACAGCTAATATGTTTGCAAAGGATGTTGACAAGTTGGTTACATCTACAGTTAACCAGAACCAGTTTAACGCACTTACATCATTTGCCTTTAACTTAGGTAGTGATATTGATGCTGATAGTATACCAGAAGGACTAGGTGATAGTAACCTACTAAAGAAAGTGAATGCAAACCCAAACGATCCAGCTATAACAAAAGAGTTTATGAAATGGGTTAACGCAGGGGGCAGACCTAATAATGGATTAATGAAAAGAAGAGCTGAGGAAGCTAAAATATATTTCAAATGAAACCATTAGTTATATTTTTATCTATTCTTCTTATGTCTTGTGGTGCAAGAACTGTCAACAAGGAGGAGAAAAAAACAGATAGCATTGCTAAAACTATTGCTGTTGTTAGAACAGATAGTATTTCTAAAGATAGTACATCTATAAAGTTTGATGTTGAGACAGAAGAGATAGTTATTGAAGCTGTTGATAGCACTAAACCAATCGAGATAACTAACGATAAAGGTAAGGTGACAAAATATAAAAACGCTCGTATAAGCAAGAAGAAAAAAAGAAACAACACAATTGTTGTAAATGAAAAAATAGTGGCTAAGATCGTTGTTGATTCAATGAGTAACGAGATAGAAGTAAATAAAGTAGAGAGCACAAAGATAGTTTATAAGGAACAATTTAGCTGGAGTAAGTTTATATTAGACTTATGGTGGCTATGGTTATTCCTTATATTTATCATATATATAGGTTATCGTTACATAAAAAGAACAACTTTATTATGAAAATATCTCACGTAAATGCATCTTCTAAGACAAAGTTTATTGAAGTTAGGCAATACGCTAATAGCATTGTAAGCATATCTCAAGAAACTAAACCTACAAAATCAGAATTTTGTAATGGTTTTTGGAGAGTTAAGGCTATATGCACTATTCCTAATGAGTATGCATCTAACTATGAATTTATAAAAAAATAAAACCAAATGGCAAAACTAACCAACACAGCAGAAAAACTAATTACTCCTAACATAGCTAGACCAGGAGTGCATTCAAAGTCACAAACATCTTCTTTAAAAACTTCTAAGAACTATAAGAAGCTTTATAGAGGACAAGGTAGAGTATAATGGAAGTAATATATCAGGGTAATGTAGCAACAGATTGTAGTACAAAAATAACTTGTACCACTACCTCATTGACTATAACTAATATCATTATTAATAACCTTGATTCAAATTACATATTCAACCTTAATAGATTCATGACTGGACCAGGTATCCATAAGATTCCTATATATGAACTATCTTTAGATGCAGGAGATTCTATAAGAGATACAGAATCATACATTCTTTTTGAAGGTGATTATATACAACTCATATCTGATGTAGCAGGAACCACTTATTACATTAGAGCAACACAAGAAATATAATGTATGAGTTTATAGATAAGAATGGAAACATCTCAGCCAATGCTGCCAATGTTATTGTAATAGATAAATTTGGATTAGTAAAGCAAGTTGGTACAGGGGGAGGAGGATCTCCAACAGGCCCTGCAGGTGGTGACTTATCTGGAACCTATCCTAATCCATCTGTTGTATGGGCTAATGGACAACCAACATATGATCTTGTTTATTACCCTCTCTCATCTAACCCTGCAAACTATTTAACCAGTACTGGTACAACAAATTATATTCCAAGATTTACTCCATCAGGTGCAGCTTTAGGAGATTCTATAATGTATCAAAGTGCAAGTAAAATTGGATTTAACACAATAACTCCAAATGCAACAGTAGATGTCAATGGTACTGTTAACATAGGAGCAGATTATCCAGGTTTTACAGGACTTCATAGTCTTGTTGTTAATTCTACTTATGGGGGTTTAATATTTAATAGAATATCTGACCCTGCTTTTATTAGAATGACACAAAATGGTGGAGGAGGTGGACAAATTAGAACAATACCAGCAGGAGGACTTATATTTACAGACCAACTATCTACTGTTGATTGGTTTTCTATTGATGTTAATGGAAGATTAAAAATATTTAATGTACCACTAACAGGAACAACTTCTGATTTTATTCTTTTAAGGGATATTACAGGCAATGTAAAACAAATTGCCTATCCAACTATACCAACTAAACAGATTAAGCTTTCTTCACAAACATTAACTACAGCATCTTGGACTTTAGTTGGACTTTACTATCAATATACATTTTCAAATGCTAACATAGTTACTACAGGATATATAAACTTTACACCAAACAATGCAAGTGTACTAGAAGTTACTACTTGTAAGATGTTGCCACAGATAGATTCTAATAGTGGAACATGCACTTTTTATTCAATGTTTCCACCTCAGAATGATATAGTGGGAGAAATAATAATTTATATACTATAAGGATGGGAGTTCAATTACCAATACAAAACTATTTTAAACCAAAACCTACACCAACTGATTGGGTAAGGCCTGTTGATTGGATAACCATTACTGATACAGCTAATGAAGTACAGTTTTTAGTAGCTGATATTGACTTAGCTTGTTTTACAATAAGAACTACATTTACAAGAACTACAGGTAATATTTATATTGACTGGGGAGATGGTGTTACAAATACAATATCAACTATAACAACTACCAGTACGTCACATACTTATGCAATAGGAACAGGAACACCTTGTTCAAGAGGATATACAACATTTAAAATTAGAGTGTATGGTGATCCCACTTGTGTAATAACAACATGTCAACCAATTGCTCCTGTAGCAACAAGTGGTTCATTAGCTTATAACATGGGCGTATTAGAAGTGTATTATGGTAATGGAACAGCTACAGTTGGTCTTCCTAACTATTCTTGTCCTGGAAATCCAGGAGGACCAGTAGGAACATTTAATTATTTAGAATATGTAAAATTACCTGCAACAGTTGGGTGGACTACTTATTCATATTCATTCCATAGCAACATATCTGTTCAAAAAATAGTAATGCCAACATCTGGAGCAAGTTTAACTGCTTTAGGTCAAAATTTTCTAGGCTGTACTCAACTAAGGGAATTATTACTTCCTTTAAATGCAACAGGTATTACAAATTTGTCAGGCACTTTTTCTGGATGTACAAATTTAAAAACAATACAACTCCCAACAACATTAAATAGCCTTACTGCAATAGATTCTACTTTTACTGCATGTAATTCTTTAAAAAACATAACACTACCTGCCTTACCTTTAGTAACAAGTTTTAATCAAACTTTTTTTGGGTGTACTTCATTGCAGTGGGTTAGATTTACATCATTACCAACCCCAGCATCACCAGGAACAGCAATACTGTTTACTGGCTGTTTTCAAAACTGTTATTCTTTAGAGAATATATACTTTCCAGCTTCTTGCTCAGCTAATGCAATATATGGTTGTGGTAATATGTTTTTTAATTGTACAAATTTAAAGTCGATGGTATTCCCAATAAACTTTGATGCAAGTACTATATCTTCAGTGTTTAATGGTTGTTTTTCAATTACATCTATTATTTTTCAGAGTGGATTTACTGCATGCACTACAATGGCAATTGCTTTTAGTAGCTGCGTCACTTTAAATTCACTAACACTTCCATCTACAATGGGAGCAAATGTAACTATGAATAATGCATTTGTTAGTTGTGTCTCATTAGAGAGCATTGTAATTCCAAGTACTTATGTAATAGCTGGTAGCGTAAATAGTATGTGTAATTCTTGCACTAATTTAAAAACATTTTCGTTTCCAAATAACTCACAAAACCTTATAACAACATTTGATCAAAGTTTTGTTAGTTGTGCTAAATTAGAAACTATAATTCTTCCAACTTCAATGACTGGTTGTACTACATTAAACCAAGCATTTAATGGTTGTAACTTATTAAAATCAGTTACTCTTCCATTAACAATGAATAATGTAACTACTATGGCTACTACTTTCTCTAACTGTTTTGCCTTAACAACTGTTACATTACCAACGTCAATGGCAGCCTGTACTGTTTTTTCAAGTACTTTTCAAAATTGTTACAGTTTAACATCAGTAACATTACCAGCAACAGTATCAGCAGTAACAACTACATGGGCATTTGCATTCAGTGGATGTTCATCTTTAAAAACAATTACACTTCCAACAACACAACAAACAGGATTAACTACTATTGCTAGTGCATTTGCAAATTGTGGAACATTAACAACAATCAATAATCTAAATAAACTAGGAAGTTTAGGAGCAACACCTTTAGTAGCTGGAGGTAGTAACACAGGTATGAACTTAATGACAACAATGAGTTTTAGCTGTCCATTTTCTGTATTAGCATTAAATGGAGCATCATTAACAAACTTTAATAAATTAAACTCCTTAAGATTAACAAACACAAGCACTGGACAGTGGACAGGTGCTTCTCCACAAATAAATGTTAATTCTTGTGATTTATCAACAGCAGCATTAAACACATTATTTGCAGATATGGCAGCACAGGGATTGGTTACAGCAAAAACAATAAACATAACTAGTTGTACAGGTGCAGCAGGTCTAACACCAGCAAATAGATTAGTAATAACATCATTAGGATGGACAATAATAGGCTAAACATGGAAACAGCAGGATTTTATAAATTAGAAGATGAGAATTGGATGTACGCACCTAATTATGTATATGGACCTACATTTGAATTAACAAAAGAATTAAAGGACACATATACTTATCCTGTAGAAGGATGGACTTGGTATAATGAGCAACCTTATGTAGATGAAGTTTTAATTTAAAATAATAATTATGAAAACACAAGACTACAATTTTAGTTTAAGTAATGAGACATATACTCCATTACAAAATGGTACAATATGGCAATCAGCATCACAATTAAACTCTGATGCATATTCAAATGAAATTACACTACCAAATGCTTTTATAATAGCTGATGATGTATATACAAGTATTAGAATCTATAACAATGGATTTATTACATTTGGCAATGGGTTAAACAATGGACAGATAATGGGAGCAAATGTTAAGAGTCCTATTTCAAACACAGTTAAAGGATGGGCTGTTGACTATGTTGTTTCTGCTTTTGGAAACAATCTACGTGCATCATTGAGTGGTTCTCCAGAAATTAGTTATGGAGAGAACGCAAATGATTTTGTAATACAGTTCCAAGACTTATCTATAAATGGATCTAATCAAACTAGAATTAGCTTTCAGATAGTTTTAAAGTCTGATAGCACTATTCAGTTTGTATATGGAAATGATTCAATAGGACAAGCATCTGCTGTTTCTTCTCAGATTGGTCTCAGAGGAAAAGCTGAACTTGTAAATAATATTTACGTATACAATGATTGGAACAATAGAAAACTAATTACAGGAAATTGGAACACATTAGAATTTAATTCTAACTATCCAAACAACAGTCCTGGAACAATGCCTAGCTCTGCTATGGCTTGGAAAGACACAACAATATTACCACAAGCAGGATTAACATTTAACTGGACAATATAACATGAACATACGAGATTTTTACCACATTTTTATAGGATGGACAGCACTCTATCTTATTGGTTCCTTAACAAACTTTTCAGAATTTGACACTTATAGTAAAACTGTAGGTGTGCCTTTAATCTCGTTAATTGTTGGAAGTGCAATAGGGTTTGCTTGGGAATGGTTGCAATCATTGAAAAACCCTAAGAACTTTGATAAGTATGATATATTTAGAACAGCAGTAGGAACACTATTAGGAGGACTAGTTAGCCTATGGATTCCTAATGTAACATGGCTACTTTGGAGTAGCTGTATAATATCTACAGTTTTAATAGTAAATGACATTATTTTTTTGTATAAGATATTTAAAAATAAATAGTTACATATATATTTTTTACATATCTTTGAATCAATTTTAATTTAATAATACAACACACAATGACATCAATATCTAGACAAATAGGTTGGAGTAACGAATCAAACCTATTATACCAAATATTAAAACAATTAACAAGACTAACATCAGTTGTATTTGCACTTAAGCCTAAATATAAAGTGTATACAGCTTTATTAACACAAAGTGGTGAAGCTGGTGAATCATATTTATATGGACCATCTAACTTAGTAGTAGGAGTTACTTATACAATAACTTATGACCCAAATTTAGATTGCGATTTCACAAATGTTGGAGCTCCAAATAATAATATTGGAACATCATTTGTAGCTACTGGCGCAATACCTAATAGCTGGGGTTCTTTACCAGGAGCTACAGAATTGCAATATTTTACAGGAGCCCCAGTAGTAACAGTGTTAGAAAACACTATTGGAAATATTTGGTTTACTTATGATAATATTGGAGACTATTCTGTTAATTCTAATGCATTATTCACTACAGATAAAACATTTATCGTTGTAGTGGCTGGGTCAAATGATAGAGCTGATATTTTGGTAACTTATAGAACTAACACTGATTCCAATATAATCTTAAACTCATATCGAGTACTTGTAAATACCTCAGTAGATGATGCATTATTAAATACCTCAATAGAAATCAGAGTATATAACTAATGATACCAAACAAACAAATAGGCTGGTCACAAGAAGAGAATCTTCTATGGCAAATATCTAAACAATTAGATAGGATGGATTCTATTCTTTGTACTGGTCCTTGTCCTACAACAACATCAACAACAACACTGCCACCTACTACATCAACTACAACAACACTAACACCTACAACTACCACAACTACAACATTAAATCCTTTAATTAATACTAATTATACATTTGTTAATTGTGTAGGTGCTTGTTCTGGGGAATGTTTGGATCCTATATTATATTTTAATGTTTGGATGTTGCAATCATGTGTAAGTTCATGGCCACAACTTGGGTGTGAAGTTTGGTTGGATGAAGCAAAAACATTACCATTTGCTTCAGGTAATTATCCAAATAGTGCTGGGGGTTGTGTAACAATAACAGATGGTGTAGTAACTGCTATTCCTTAATGTAAAAGATAAAAATGATACCAAATAAACAAATAGGCTGGAGTGAAAAAGCTAATCTTTTATGGGAAATATCAAGACAACTTGATAGAACATTAGCATTTATGTGTACAGGACCATGTCCTACAACTACTACTACTACATTACCACCTACACAATTAAGAATGTTATTCACTGATATAAATAATGTTGTTTTAGATCCAACTCAATTAAATGAGTGGAATTCATTTTTTGGCTTACCAACGCTTGGAAATCCTTTTACATCTCTTACGCTTATTGGCAATGAGATTTTTTTATTTGGAGGAAGTAATATTACACTTAGAGGTAGTTTATTTAATAATGATAATAATATATTAGAAATTGAAGATGTAACATCAAATGTTATAATAGCTACTACTGGAAAAGATTTTAGTGATGCAACTTCATTAACTACAGTTATTTTACCAGCTATTCTTACTATTAGTGGAAATTGTTTTCAACTTTGCTACTCTTTAACAACATTTAATATTTCTTCTTGTACTAATTTAGGGGAAACTGTTGGTAATGATGATGTATTTTATGGTATAAATAACAACATAATAACACTTACTGTTCCATTAGCATTAATGACTTGTAATGCTGGTAATCCAGATGGAGATATTCAATACCTACAAGCTAATAATACAGTAACAATAATAACAGTTTAAAAATAATAAACCAAAACCAACTACATATATGAAAGAATTAAAATTTATTCAAGCTTGCCCAAGCGATATTTACTATACATGGCAAGTGAATTTATGGATGGAGAGTCTTAAAGAGATAGGACATTCTGACAAAGCAATCAATCTAATCTTTACACCTAAAGGAAGAGAGAATAGAGAAAAATGGAAACAGATTGAAGATCTATATCCAGAAGCAGAGTTTCACTTCTATGAAGATGAAGATAATTTGAATCGATTAATTGGAATATATATTCCTGTATTAAGACCATATGTTCTTTGGAAACATTTCAAGAAACATCCAGAACTAAGTGATTGTGCTATATTCTATTGTGATTCAGATATTCTTTTTATGAAGGATTTCAATGTGGATCAGTTTTTGGAAGATGATGTTAATTACTTATCAGATACAAATAGCTATATCAATGCTAAGTATTTTGATAGCAAGGTGCATCAAGTGTTACCAGAGAAGCTAGAAGAATATAAAACAAGAGATGTTCTTGCTGAGATAGCAAGTGTTGTTGGAATAAGTAGAGAAATAGCTGAAGCTAATAATGATCATTCAGGAGGAGCTCAATATCTATTAAAGAATGTAGATGCTGACTTCTGGAGTAAGGTGATGAATGATTGTATTCTTATAAGAACCTATTTACAACAAGTGAATAGAGAATTCTTTAAAG